CCCCACAAAATCAGCCACATCTTCTTTGACTGCAACAGTTACACCATCTGTAACTCCTACAAAATCAGCCACGCCTTCTGTAAGTGCAACAGTTACACCATCTGTGAGCCCCACAAAATCAGGCACGTCTTCAGTCACACCATCTGTAACACCATCTGTTACACCATCAAAGTCAGGAACGCCATCAGTAACTCCATCCAAAACAGCATCTAATTCCCCATCAGCCACTAGTACAAAATCAAGGACGCCTTCCACTTCTGGAACACCATCAAAATCGGGCACGCCCACACAATCAATGACTGCATCTGTTTCGCCATCGGTAAGTCCAACGCGGTCTAGAAGTCCTTCTGTAACACCATCTGTAACAGGCTCAATTACCTCAAGTGTAACACCTAGTAAAACACCAAGTCAAACGGGTACAGCATCTGGCGGCTCATCACTAAGTTCAACGCTAACAAGAACAACTACGCCGTCAGTAACACCATCCGTAACGCCTTCAACGTCTCCATCGGCTACCCAAACACGTTCAAGGTCACCTTCTGTTACACCATCTGTAAGTTCAACAAAGACGCAAACACCATCTGTAAGTCCATCAACGACACGGACGCCATCTGTGAGCCCAACAAAGACAACTACAGCATCAGTAAGTCCCACAAATACTGCAAGTATAACATCTAGTAAAACAGCAAGTCAAACAGGAACACCGTCAACTGGGTCTTCATTAAGTTCTACACTAACGCCATCACCTACACGTACGCCCTCTGTTACACCTTCCAAATCTGGAACACCATCTGTATCACCATCAACAACGCCTTCAAATACACCGTCAAAAACAAAATCAGGAACGCCGTCTCAATCAGGCACACCATCAAAGTCAGGTACACCCTCTGTAACACCTTCTAACTCACGGACGCCTTCAAATACACCTTCAAAATCAGGGTCAGGCTCACCGTCAAGAACGCGTACAAATTCAGGAACGCCTACTATGTCAGGCACACCATCAAAGTCAGGTACACCCTCTGTAACACCTTCTAACTCACGGACGCCTTCAAATACGCCATCTAAATCAGTAACGCCTTCAGTAACGCCTTCAGTAACACCATCTAAAACTCCATCTAATTCCCCCTCAAGAAGCGGAACGCCGTCACTAACTGCGTCAAGGTCTGGCTCACCTACAAGAAGTAGAACCCGTTCTTAAGGTGTGCTAATAAGGCAATGAAATGCATTATAAGTTAAGTCTTTATTAAAAACTTAACTTAAATAACTGTCAATAATTAAACCCACTTAGGCGCTGCTCCTGGTGCGAAAGTGAACCACACGGTGAAAAGAGACTTGTGTGCAGCAACCGTAAATGTCATTGCATCAAGAGAATCCTTTTCCCTATACGCCTTATTATCAAGGACATAAATATCAGGCTCATCCTTCTTGTCAATGTGAAGAACTACACCGAAAGATAGAAAGTACTTTTGGAGCTGAATCATATGTTCAGCACTAACATCTGAAATATTAATACGCTCACCGTACCATTGTTTCATGCCATACGTCATGATAACAAGCAATACTTCGAAAAACTCAGACGGTGTTTCCACGTCAACGTCTAATGCGACTGTACCAGGAGCACCAGGTGAACCATTAAAAATATGGCGCGCAAAATCTTCAATGGAATCCATCTTAGAAGAAGCACATACACACCCTTTAGACCCTTAATCAGTAAATAAACGTTCCGCAAGACCGTTTTGAAAGCGTATCCAGTTGTAGGCTAAAACATAGACTTGGACCTCCCATTCAGCATCATCAACACCAACAGGTGGCTGAATAGTCAGGTCCAGACGCATATTTACACGACTGGCATTTACTGTTCCACTAGGACCAAATTTAGCAGGGTCTTCTCCAAAATTATAGGCATAAATATATGATGACATAATTTGCGTCTTTCCAGGATGGTTGAGTGCGCCACGCTGCCGCCACCACATTTCATCCTGATCCGCCCATACAACTGAGCCCATACGTAAAACCGCCTTTTTGAGTAAGGGGCGCTGTGGTTTAAAAATGGGGTCAATTTCATCTTCCATATAGGCGCCATAATTTGCCCAAGAGTTGTACTTGTAAATCGCCTTACGACGAACAAACCAAATAATTTCACTCACGGGTCCATTAGCGGCATCAAGAGGCAATGAAACAGTAATAGTATCACCACCACCGGTATTAATAGCGTATTTGATAGGTTCACCAAATGGAATGTTGATTACTGAATCCCATAGGACCTCATGGGGTTTGTGAATGTAGGCTTTACGCAGCTCACTATCCAGCTGAATAAAACCACACAATAATACTGCGTTCTTCAGTGTAGGGGGCACAATAGGTAAAGCGTATGATGATGTTTCAGGAATTACACCATTTACATTCACTATATTAGCGCTGGTACCAAGCATAGTTTCACCACACTTTCGCGGTCCAACAACACGCCGTATAACATCTTCGAACTTTCGGAATGTAATATGAAACCGTACATTGCCTTCCCCTTGAACGGAGACCAAAGGAAACGCTGCATTCTTGCGTCTAGCAAACCAGAAAGGCAAATAGATATACACGTTTCCGTCTTCGGTAGGTGAAACTAGTTTATTATTATCTAAATTAGCAAGGTCAACATGTGCACCTTCCCCTGATGGGTTATCAAAAAAAATGTTATTGTCCTGATTAGCAAATGATACTAAACCAGGATTTAGCTCCTTATCTAATGTACCGCCTACAGAGTCCTCATATCCAGATGACCGCGACCGTTCAAGATAAACCATTTGCCAAATATCAATCCAATCGCCAGACCATTTTTCTATTACGATGCCATTAACCTCCATTTCCACAAGCTCCAAGGCAGCGGAAGCCAAACGCGATGTCCACGTCCACGCATTACCGGAAATATCGGCATAGTTCCAACGTTTAGGCTGACTCTGTGTTAAATAATCTATTGCGTCACCGGGAAGCCAACTATTGGGTGAAAAACGGAGACATATCCACGATAGGCAATCACCTAGTGAGGGAAAGGGCAAGGAAAAGGTTACGCGTTGCCCCCAAGATGCCGAACCGGTATATGGTAGTTCAACGGTCTCTTGTGTAAAATTAAAGTAGGGCTGAAATTCGGGTTGAAAAACAGAATTACGTGTGTCAGGCGGATAGAAGTACGAATCTGCGTCACCTCTATCCAGCAGGCTGACCAGCTTTTTCATCTCACCGACGGGTGCAGGTTTTGGCATCGTCACTACTATCAGTCAAGCTGCTTATTTTAAACACTTTTTCGGGTTCATAGTATGAATCTGAAAAATGAAGCATTTACGTGTGCACTAGTACATAGGCGCCGTAGCGCCTATGTATGCATTAAGCTACGTAAATGCTTTGCATTAAGCTACGTAAATGCAAAGCATTTACGTGTGCCATTGCTTATCACACTGTGTGCAAATATACTGGAACTTGAGTGCAGCACTATCGGTCTTAATGTAAATGACATCACGCTTACTAATATCCTTATTTGATGCGCATGTGGAGTTAGGGCACTCCAGCGTGTCCGTGTGTGGCAGGGTCGGGTCGTGACGGGTGTAGGAGTTCACCGTCACACCGCTGGCACCAAGACCCGCACTTGTGCCCGTTGCTTTGAATGTGGTTTCCAGGACAAGAGCATCCTCAGCCTTCGTGGGCTCCATCGCCTCACTGTAACCACAGTGGCGGCACTGCAAAACTAGTGAATTTCCGTCACCGCTTGCAGCAAGATAAAGGTAATAATTACAGACTTGGCAAAACCGCATTGTTTCTATAATTTGCTTAACAAGTTTAAGTGGTCTTCAAATTTGTACGGTTAAATACGAAAGTTATTTATGGGTAAATAACTTTCGTATTTAACCGTCATTAGTTAAGTATCATAAAGATACTTAACGTCTATATTCGGATACGAAAGCGCCACTTTAACATATTTGTCGGGCGATTGCGTCGCCATCTCCAGCCCCAACGACGTCCGTCAAGTTTTAATGCGATGCGTTCACTGCGCCCCAAATTGTATTTACCTATAAATCTGTTAATTGAAATCATATATCCAAGGTCCGTCTTCTTAGCAACTTTGAATTCCTCTGTTTCCATCAGGGTTCGTCGCGACTCATTTTGAGACAATTTAATGCTTTGCACATTGATTTCAGTAGCCGTTTTAAATTTCTCATATTCCTCCTTGCATTTTTTGATAAATGCCGCGGAAGCCTTATTTTTCAGCGCCCGCTTAGCCCTGACGTTTTTTAAACCAGCCTTAAATACCTTATCCTTTTTCAAGTCCTCTATGATAGTGTTTTGCGGGGTCTCAGCTGTAGCAGCATCAGCAGTATAATGGTCCGCGTGACCGCCGTATAAAAATACTGTATTGCATGTTGTGCAACAGAACAAACCGCCGTCCATCACATCCTGATAGGCGCGGCGTATACCGCACGCCGTATGGACAACATGGCAACCGCATTCGTACTCCATTGTTTTATCGTCCTCTAAAAGGGCAGCGGCGCATAAAAAGCAGTTTACCTCATCAGCCATTTATCGTTATATATTAATCATTAATACGCTTTATATCAAATCCAGGTCAAAAAATTGAACTTAAAGACTGCTGAACTGTATAAGTTGTCCAGCCCTGTAGCGCAGTGGATAACGCGTTCGCCTTCTAAGCTTAACCGCGAATAAAGCGAAAGACCGTGGGTTCGACCCCCACCAGGGCTATATCTTTTTTTGTATAATTTTTATACAAAAAAAGAAAAAGGGCAAGGAATTTGAACCAAACTACCTAAAAAAATGAACAGTTATATAAAATACTAGGTCCTTCAAAAAGAAAAATGGCACAAGGACCTTCAGACGACAAAGTACGTATTTATAATAGCTTTGAGGATATGGATATTCCCGTAGACATTCTACGTGGTATCTTTGCATATGGTTTTACGGAGCCATCTGCTATCCAGAAGCGCGGCATTAAGCCTATCATGGAGCGCAATGACGTTCTAGCACAGGCGCAGTCAGGCACGGGCAAGACATGCACCTTTGTGACTGGCGCCCTTTCCTGCATTGACGGTGAGGAGAAGTCAATTCAAGGTCTAATCCTTGCACCGACCCGTGAGCTTGCATCACAGATTGAGGGTGTTGCAAAGGCACTAAGCACCTACACTAAGATTGTAGTGTATGCCGCCACTGGCGGCGTACCAGTGCGCGATGATGTAAGCGCCCTACAGAAGGGCGTACACCTAGTCATTGGCACGCCTGGTCGTGTTTATGACCTTATGGAGCGTGGCGCCCTAAAGCGCGACAAGATTCGTGTGCTAGTCATGGATGAGGCGGACCAGATGCTTGAGGGTCGCTTCCGTGAGCAGACTGAGTGCATCCTCAACATGGGCTTCCCTGACCACACCAAGGTTGCGCTGTTCAGTGCAACCATGCCGGATGAGGTGATTGAGGTCGCAAATCGTCTACTGAAGGACCCTGTGCGCATCCTGCTACCGCCTGAGAAGGTGACACTGGAGGGCATTGCGCAGCACTTTGTAGAGGTGGAGCAGGATGCGTGGAAGTTCGATTGCCTCTGTGACCTGTATCAGCACATTAACGTAAATCAGGCGATTATCTACGCCAACACGCGCTCCAAGGTGGAGTGGCTGGCTAAGCGCCTTCAGGAGAATGGCTTCCAGGTCAGCTACATCCATGGTGATATGGACCCTAAGGACCGTCGTGAGTGCATCAAGGCGTTCCGTGGCGGTCATAGCCGCGTTCTTGTATCAAGCGACCTGCTAGCCCGTGGCATTGATGTGCAGCAGGTATCACTGGTTATTAACTTTGAGCTGCCGCCCATGCGTGAGAACTATATTCACCGCATTGGTCGCTCAGGTCGCTTTGGGCGCAAGGGTGTAGCCATTAACCTTGTGACGCCTGGTGAGCTCCGTGACCTGCGTGAGATTGAGTCTCACTACGCCACAAGCATTGTTCCACTGCCCAGTGATATTGGTTCCATTCTAATCTAAAAATAAAAACAGTAAAATATACTAAAAGACAATAAAATAATAGATTTTTTGATTACATAATACCGCTATTATGTAATCAAAAGTATAGAAAAAATCAGAAGCTAGTTACCGGGTCAGTGGCAACAGTGGTTCCGCTATAACATACTGTTTCAACCAACACAAAAATAGCTCAACGTGGCGAACGCAAAACACCCTGTAGCCATTTGTCTTGTCCTCTTTGTCAACAAGCTGAGGGCTGGCAGGCAACTTAACTTTAACGCTACGTTGAACCATGCCGCCGTCCTTAGAATAGCTTTCTTGAGGGGGCGGCATGGGGATTTTGATAATTTCTTCATCTTCGGCATACCCCATCTTAGTAACTAACGCGTATTTTTCTGCAGTGTAGGCGCAACGAAAAGATTCGTCAATTAACAGCGTAGCCATTCTGCTATATATTTCATCCCGTGACATAAGTGCCCATGTATTTGATGAGCCTTCCAATATGAAATACACCGTCTCAGGTTTCAAGTCATTATAAGTCCGAATATTCCGTTCATGTTCATAAATCCGCACAGAAAATAGGGGCGCCGGCATTTATTTTATATAACAAGTTATTTGTTTAAGCGCCAAAAAATATAAGACGTTAGTAGATGGCATCCATTGATTTGGTGGCGTTGCCTCCAGAAATAATAAAAGCCAACGGCAATATGTTCGCAGTTTTTAACATAATTTATAACAAATTTTCACAGCCTCATGTGGAACAAAATTATGGAAATAACAGCGGTAACTACTCAATAAAACCAGCACCCATACGAACTTGTATTTTTATTATGCCCGATAAGAAACGCTTAAAATTTATTACGTCTGCAAAACATTTGGACGCTTATCCTGGAAGCGAAATAGCAATAACTACAACATCAACTCCCGATACACTATATTTAGATACTATTGGAAAATCCGACAAATTAAAAGGCGCGGATGCTACAAAGTACGCCTTTGAAATTGCTGCAGCGCTAGGCGCAAAATGGTTGACTATCTGGGATGCAGCTAGCATAGAGTGCAATGAATCAGACCCTTATGTACATGCATACCCATTATCATTGTACAGAGCATTAACCAGACCAGATGTACACTCAAGTTGGTACGAAAATGTTGCGTTCAAACACGGATATTCAGCAAACGCCACTATAAGCTCTATATATAACTACGTCGAATCCATTAATAAATTGCGGTCGATAAAAATTGTAGAACTATTAACATATTACAAAATAGCCCATCATCTAATCGACAGCGGCACAGCAACAAAATATATTTTTATTGATAATATAAAGGACAGTGGTTCCATATCTGGAAATAAATCAGACTTTGACACTAATCCAGAAGAAAAAACAAATGTAATTGCGCAACTAAGAAAAATAAGAGAAATCTTATCAGTAACAAAGGCATCCACAATAGCAGAATTTCTAAAAGACCCAATGACGCCGTGCCTTGATAAAGGCTACTTACTGCGCTCATTTCCAGGATATGGTAACATTCGTGTAGAAATTCCTAATATTTTATTTAATGATAAAGACGAAGAGCCGCTACTCAAGTTTCCCTATTTAGAGGAGTTTTTAAACGTAGCTAAAGCAAGTAGTCATCCAATTATTAAATTACATGGTGGCAATTTAATAGCAACCCCAAAAAATCTAACTATCGACAAACTGATTCCTCTTATGGATGGTTATAAGCGGATTCAACCATCAAAAACACCGCTATGCATAATCAAATACGGTCCGCCCGGTTCAGGTAAAACATCTGCCGACAAACTAATAAAGAGACTATTTCATATTAATCTATCAAAGTTCACACACATTGATAAGGATAAGCCTCTGGTCGCGCTAAAATCCTTTAGGAATGGTTCCATGAAAATCATCAAGACCTATGAAGGAGTAACGTACAGGGAGCAAAAAGCGCAAGAAGAAGTCCAGAGCCTTCAGGATGCGCAATTAGAGGAAAAGGACAAAGACGGATTTTCCATTAGTGATAAAATACCCATCCTATTCCAGCGCGCATTTGACTATAATTTCAATATTCTATGGGAAACAACTTGCCAAAGTGCACAATCGCAGAAATTAATGGACCGCGTTTTTGAATCTATACCCAAAATTTATCGTATTATTGTACTATTTCCTATAATATCCTATGAAACTGCAAAGCAGCGGGTCATAGAAAGAGCTGAAGCACACTTATTGGAATCGCCACCCTACTATAGACCTGTACCGACTAGAGTCCTACGAAGGGCGACTGATAATTCACACCAGTATTTTTTGAAGGAAATTATTCCAAGACTTTTGTCTGGAGAAATTCATCAATTATATAGTTATGATAATGAAACCACTCAAAAATCAACGAATTACAAAACCATAAAGAACCGAAATGTTGTTGAAAATCGGTCATTGAGATATCGCGATAAGCGCCTTGCAGCAAATTGGCTATTTGGCTTAGAGAAAGGGCGGCGCAAAATTATACTTGATGGTAGACCTAAGGCAGTGAAGGCAGTGAAGGCAGTGAAGGCAGTTACAAGAAAAACTAGCCGCTAAATAGAGAATGAAGCATAACAATAGTTACGCTGTAATTGGCATATTAGTGGTTCTATCGCCCTTGTTAATTATTGCCCTTCACAATTATAACAGATTGGAACAATTCGCTATGCGCCAAAGTTACGAAGTCATGCAATTTCTTACAACGCGCTCAGCAACGGCAGAGGAATTTGCTGCAAGTCAAGGTGGTGCACAGCAGCAATTAATGTCGACGCATGTCGCGTCAGAAGCGGAGGTTGCCGCAAATTTTCAGCTAAATAAGCGACAAGTCGTGCATGATATACTAAAAATGACTGAACCTGAATCGTTTCCCGGACCAAGACCAGGTACTGTATAAAGTCGCATACCAAATTAGACGGCGTTGAGTCGTAAAAATTACTATTAAACATTAGGGAGACAATGAGGGCTCTATTTGATAAAAAAATAATAATTCTTTTAATTGGTATTTTAATTTGCGTTGGTATATTAATTGTTTTTAATCAAAAAAAGGAGGGATTTTTCGCAAAAATAGAAACACCCGCATCAGATGAGTATAATATTAAAACAGACGATGTATCTGGTGCTTATGAGTCGGCAACATTGGAAAAGGTTGCCAAAAAAACGGTGAAACATGTTGCTGATATTTTAATGCGTCAGCAAAAAGACAGAATTAACTGGATGCGAATTTTGTGGGATGAAGAGAGAAAAACAAAGGAAATGGTTTTCACATCGGAAATAAATTTAGCCATGGCTGTTAAAAATTTAGTTTTTGCTACAAGTAGTCTGGTATCAATAGACCCAATACAAATTATTAAGGCTATTCCAATGGTTGCAGTGGCTGGAGTTGGTGTAGAACAGGCAAATAAAGCCATGGAAATGGCTAAGGAGGCATACAGAAACGCAAAGAATTATCACGCTGAAGCCCGCAAACTATACGCTGTTGCAGCAGAACAAGAATACTTAGGCAAGCAATTACAATTATACGGTGACCCTGATGCGCGCGCGAAAAGGCTCGCATGTAGTCGAATCATGCCTGGACCAGCTGCTGCAGTCGCACCCTAATTTTCTTTTAAATATAAGACGTTAATAATAGGATGTTCCCATTATTACATAAAATAACAAGTTTTAATATACTTATCATATCAGTTATATCCGTATTTAGCATATTAATATGTACTTACACGATGTCCCGGAATGTGGAGGGTTTTAGTTTTACATCAAAGAAAACACAACGTACAGCTGCTTATAATATAAATATGGATGCGTTAGAAGGTTCGTATGATGATAACATGATGAAAAAAAAGAGTGACGACCCTAATGAACACACTGCTGAAATGCTTGATAACCAGCTAAGAGAGCGTAAGCTATTAAAAGCAGCAGTTGTTCAAAGAGAAAAAGACTTAGCAGATAAGCTAGAAATAGTAACAAAAGACCTTGCAAATTCTAAAAAATCCGTAATATTTGGAACAAAAGTTGTAACATCAAACATTGATTCACTTGCTGATGCAGCTGGTGATTTTCAAGTGGATGCTTCTAATAAATTGGACATGTATCAAAAGGAGTTTGATAATGTAACCTCTGCACATAGAAGCTCAAAGCAAATCCTCAATGATGTTACTAACTTATTTGAAATGGCTGCTGAACATGAACTAGCCCAAAAGGTATTTAATCCTTATGGAGACCCTAAAAATGCGGCTGCAATAGAAGAATGTAATAAATTGGGTCCAAGCCCTAGTCAGTAGGACATCACAGTAGCTGAGTAATAATATAACATATAAATAAATATGCTTGAGCTCAAGTATATTTATTTATGTATACTAACCCTATTAGTGTTATGGATAATAAGCAGCTATTTGCGTTTGTATAAAAAAGTGGTTGCCTTGAAAAAAACAGAACAAAGGCAAGAGCAAAGGCAAGAGCAAAAGCAAGAGCCAATCATGGTCCAGGGTGGTTTTAGTCACCCTTTATATTTATCTAGTATGATACGTGCCACCTACACTGAAGCAACACCTCCTCCTTTAATTTTTAAGATGAACACATAGTGCATTCCTTGTCCTCCACTTGTTTAGTAGTCGGTGCAATAGTGAATTGCTGCGCCTGCACTGGCGCCTTAGTTCGTAGATAATACACACCAGTCTTCAGTCCCTTCTGCCATGCATAGAAGTGCATGGATGTTAGCTTTGAATAATCAGGGTCCGCAACAAAGAGATTCAGTGACTGCGACTGGCAAATGTAAGCACCACGGTCCGCAGCAAGGTCAATAAGTGTCTTCTGCTTGAGCTCCCATACAGTCTTGTACAAAGCCTGAATGTCGGCTGGAATCTCAGGTATGCCCTGAACGGAGCCCATCTTGGCAACAATCTTATCCTTGAGCTCAGGCGACCATAGCCCCCGCTTGACAAGGTCGGCAACCAGGTACTTATTTACTTGAATAAACTCACCCGCCAGGGTCAGTCGCTTATAAATATTAGTTGTAAAGGGCTCAAAGCACTCATTGAATCCCAGAATCTGAGATGTGGACGCAGTAGGCATCGGTGCAATCAGCAGCGAATTACGCAGTCCGACCAGCTGGACACGCGTCTTTAGGGCAGCCCAGTCTAGGTCAGCATCAGAAAGCGGCTCTACAGACCACAGGTCAAACTGCAGCTGACCCATTGAGGCAGGCGACCCTGAATAGGTGCTGTAGGGACCATCGACCTCAGCGCAATCCGCCGATGCAGAAACGGCTGCATAGTACATGTGGGCGAAGATACGCTTATTTAGCAGGACCGCGGCAGGGTTTGCCACAGTACGACCAGCCTCA